GTTCGTATTAATAGAGGTATTATTACTTTCTTGCCACTTGGAGATGGACAAAAAATTAGAGGTCAACGGGCTAATGATATTGTAGCTGATGAATTTGCTTCTATTCCTAGAGAAATCTTTGAAAATGTTGTTGCTGGTTTCGCTGCTGTAGCAAGTTCGCCTATTGAAAAAGTTAAAGCTAGAGCAAAAGAAAAGAAGGCAAAAGAGCTTGGCATCGAATTGGAAGTAGTCGAAGACAATATTGAGTTCTATAGGTCCAATCAGATTATATTATCTGGTACAGCATATTATGATTTTAATCATTTTGCAGATTATTGGAAAAGATATCATGCAATTGTAAAAAGTAAAGGCGACCGCTCAAAATTAGCTGAAGTTTTTCAGGGTGAGGTTCCCGAAGATTTTAATTGGAAAGACTATGGAGTGTATAGAATACCCGTTGAACTATTGCCAGCGGGTTTTATGGATGAGGGGCAAATCTCTCGATCTAAAGCTACTGTTCATGCTGGCATATTTCAAATGGAATATGGCGCATGTTTTTCTACTGACAGTAAAGGATTTTTTAAGCGCAGCTTAATTGAGTCATGCGTTTGCTCAGAAACAAAACCTATATTATTATCTTCTGGCGAAGTATTTTTTGAAGCATCTACAAGAGGAAATCCCAATAAACAATATGTGATTGGCGTTGACCCGGCATCCGAAGTGGATAATTTTTCTATAGTTGTGCTAGAAGTGAATGATGACCATAGACGAGTAGTATATTGTTGGACAACAACAAGAGAGCGACACAGAGAAAGCGTAAAAGCACATCTAACAGAAGACAATGACTTCTATGGGTATTGTGCAAGAAAGATTAGAAATTTAATGAAGAGCTTCCCTACTGCTGAAATTGCAATGGACCCGCAAGGAGGTGGGATAGCAGTCATGGAAGCCCTACACGATAAAGATAAATTAAAAGATAAAGAAGTTGCTATTTGGCCAAAAATTGATCCAGAAAAATCTAAGGACACAGATGATGAGCCGGGCCTACATATTATTGAACTGTGTAATTTTTCAAGCGCCCAGTGGACAGCAGAAGCAAACCATGGACTAAGGAAAGATATGGAAGACAAAGCTATCATATTTCCATTTTTTGACGCTGCAACTCTAGGATTATCTCTTGAAGATGACAAATTAGCAAATAGAAAACATGACACTTTAGAAGATTGCGTTATGGAAATCGAAGAATTAAAAAACGAACTCTCATTAATTGTTATCAGCCAAACTAATAACGGTAGGGAAAGATGGGATACCCCAGATACTCGTAGTGGTAAAAAAAATAAATTACGAAAAGACAGATATTCTGCATTAATTATGTCTAACTGGGTAGCAAGAAAATTAAACACTCAAAAAAATAACATTATATATGATGAAGATTACTATGCTAATGTTGGATTTGCGCAAAATTATGTGGGGGAAAGACCGGGGACTGATTTATATCATGGGCCTCAATGGTTTTCAGAAAATATGAAAGATATTTACAATGTTTATTGAGAATAATGTGTATGTATTAGTAATCGCATTGTCAATACTATTACATGGAGCAGATATATTATGAGTGACTTATATTCCACTTGGGGCGACGATTCATCAAAAGAAAAAGCCTTGGCGCAGTCGCAAGATGCATACACAGAACATGGTCCTATCCAGAAGGCGCAAGCATACTCATATAGATCATATATTGATATTGAACCAAATCGTTCAGTTAGAACTAGTATCACTCGTAATGATTACTATCGTTTTCGTCCTGAAGAATCAATCCCTACACGACAAAAAAGAATTCTCAAAATGTGCATGGATGCATATGATAGAGTTGGGATTATAAGAAATGTCATTGACTTAATGGGTGATTTCTCATCCCAAGGCATTCAAATTGTGCATCCGAATAAAGCTATTGAAAGATTTTATCGCAAATGGTTTGAACAGGTAAAGGGTATAGAAAAATCAGAAAGATTTCTTAATTATCTATATCGTTGTGGAAATGTTGTAGTTAAAAGAAGAACTGCTAAAATAAATGCTTCTAAGGAAGAAGAACTAAGAAGGGCTGCTGGAGTTGCCGACATTGAAATCCAAACTAAAAAATATGCAAAAAGAGAAATCCCATGGCAGTATGATTTCCTCAATCCTTTAACTGTTGACGTTGTTAATTACTATAATGGAATGTTCCTTGGCGAACCTATGTTCGTTTTAAATTTATCTAAAACAACCTACGATACATTTTCTTCATCTGATGTCACTGGGAAACAAACATTTTCTAGACTACCTCCAGATATTCAAAAACAAATTACCATGGGTAAAAGACAAATACCACTAAGTAATGATGAAATACAGGTATTCTATTATAAAAAAGATGACTGGCTAGTGTGGGCTAACCCCATGGTATATGCTATCTTAGACGATTTAATCATGTTAGAAAAAATGAAACTTGCCGACTTAGCAGCGCTCGATGGTGCTATTTCACAGATTCGTCTTTGGAGAGTGGGTAGTTTAGATCACAAGATTATTCCTAAGAGAGATGTAATTAATAAACTTAGAGATATCCTCGCTAGTAATACTGGCGGTGGAACTATGGATTTAATTTGGGGACCAGAACTCGACTTTAAAGAAAGTCAATCTCAAGTTTATAAATTTCTTGGTAGCGAAAAATATCAGCCTGTACTTACAAGTATTTATGCTGGATTAGGCATTCCTCCAACCTTAACTGGAGCTGGTGGATCTAGCGGTGGCTACGCAAATAATTACGTTTCCTTAAAAACTTTAGTCGAAAGATTAGAGTACGGTAGGCAAATGTTAACTCAATTCTGGAATAAAGAATTAGAAATAGTCCAAAAGGCTATGGGTTTCCGTTTCCCAGCTCAAATTAGATTTGATAATATTATTCTATCTGATGAATCTGCTGAAAAACAATTATTAATTAATTTAGCCGATAGAGGAATCTTATCTGATCAAACTATTCTTGAAAGATTTGGAGAAATGCCAGACATTGAAAAAATTAGAGTTCGCAGAGAAGAACAAACTCGCAGAAGTGATTCTAGTTCTCCAATGAAAGCTAGTCCTTATCATAATCCTAATGTTAGAAATGATGTGGCTAAAGTTTTGGCTACTAAAGATGGATTAGAAGATGAGTATTATCACGATGAATTAGATCTTCCAAAAAGAGATATTGTCCCTCCAGCCCCTAAAACTCCATTCGGTGGCGGCGCACCTGATGCTCCAAAACCTGTTGATGGGAACCCACAAGGGGGTAGGCCAACTAATCAAAAAGATAAGGTTAAGAGGAAGACAAAGAATGTAGCTCCTACTTCATCAGCCGCTGTCTTGTGGGCGTATAATGCGCAAAAAGCAATAGCAGATGAAATAACCCCTATGATATTAGATTTTTACGACAAGAAAAATGTTAGGTCTTTGACTAGGGCTGAGTTTGATCAGCTTGAGTATTTTAAATTATGTTTATTAACAAATATAGAGCCGTTTATAGAACTTACTCCTGAGATAATTAAAGAACTAATTGATAATAGTGGAAAGCCATCTAACGCATTTTTAAATGAAATTAATAGTGAAACTGATTCCTTTGTGTATGCTAATAAGAGAAAGCCTAATACAGATGAAATGAAATATATCTATGCTTCTATTTATGTAAATTTATTAGAAATTGAAGTATAATGTGTATATTTTTATGAGGTGAAAATCGCTATGAAAATATTTAATGCAGAAATTAAAGCGGGTATTGCAGATAAGATACAGAATAATTCAATAGCTTTCTGTTCTGAAGTAATACCATATACGCCCACGGAAATAGATATAAACAGCTGTAGATCAATTAAAGCTATAGCTGAAAATAAAAATCAAATGGATTTATATTATATTAAGTCTATTCTTGCTAGTGTTGGATGGAATAAGAATGACGATGTTTTTGACGCTGCTGAAACTTGGAAAGCTAAGTCCACACCAGAAGACAAGCAATTCAATTATATGCATGACGAAAAAGATATTATCGGCCATATAACAAGTTGCTATGCTGCTGATGCAGATGGCAATATACTACCTGATTTTAATGATATGTCTCAAGTGCCATCGGTATTTGATATTGTTATAGGTTCTGTTTTATACACTAGTTGGTCGTCTTCGGAATTGAAAAACCGTATGAAAGAAATTATTGCCGATGTTGAAAGTGGTCAAACATGGCACGTTTCAATGGAATGTTTATTTCCACAATTTGATTATGCCCTTATTGATAATTCTGGTGCTAGTAAAATAGTTAAAAGAGAAGAATCTTCAGCTTTTTTAACAAAGCATTTAAGAGCTTATGGAGGCAAAGGCGAATATAATGGGTATAAAGTAGGTAGACTTTTACGTAGTTTTTCCTTTTCTGGTGTAGGATTAGTTAAGAAACCTGCAAATCCACGTAGTGTTATTTTAAATCACCAAAAAACTATTAATTTTAATGTATCGAAATCCGAGGAGATTATTATGCAAGATGATTTAGAAATTTTAAAAGCTGAACTTGCGGAAGCAAAAGAAGCAAAAGATAAGATGAAAGAAGAAGCTGCCAAGATGAAAGAAGAAGCTAAGAAGGCTAAGTCTGAAGTTGAGGCCACTGTTGCCGATCTTCAATCTCAACTTTCTCAGGCCACAGAAGCTCTTGCTGCTGAAAAAGGAGCAAAAGAAAAAATGGCTGAAGAAATGAAAAAGATGAAAGAAAAAGCTGAAATGAATCAAGAAGAGTTAGACAAGATGAAAAAAGAAAAGCAAATGTCAAAGCGTAAGGCTGAATTATCTGAAGCTGGCTTAAACGCCGACGAAGTTAATGAAACCTCTGCTCAATTTGAGAGTTTGGCCGACGACATGTTCGATTCAGTTGTTGCTGCCTTGAAGAAAGCTAAAATGGCTGCAAAGTCAAAAGAAGCTCCGACAGAAAAGAAGGAAGATGAAAAGCCAACTGATAAAGCTAAGAAAAAGCCAGCATTTGCTGCTGAAGAAGTTGACGTAAACGAAGCAGAAGCAGAAGTCTTGGACACTGCTGTTGCAACAGAAAATCAAATTCCAATGGTAGATGTGGCAGAGGAAGAATCTCTAAGATCTTTCGCAAGCACATGGTTCAGTGAAAAAGTTCTTAAATCAACCGCTAATATTAAGTAATTAAAGGAGCTTATTAAAATGGCTTTAAAATCAGATCGTTATGAGTTTCAAACAGATGTTTCATTTTTCATGAATGAAGTGGCTGAAAGAGGTGGAGTTGTTACTTTAGCATCCACCAGCACACCTTCTGGCGCAGCTATGGATTCTTCAGTTAACGTGGTAACTTACGTTGCAAATCCATCTGGCAAAGTTCCAATCGGTATTCTTTTAAATGACATGGTTAATCTTGATCTCACACGTCAGCACATCAACTGGCACAAAAATGAGGTCCAAAAGGGTGGTAAAGTTACGATTCTTCGTAAAGGTTATGTTGTTACAAATAGGATCTCTGGCACAGGCACTCCAGTTGCTGGTGACGCCGCTTACATTGCCGACAGTGGTCTTATCTCAACATCAACAAGAGGTCTCGCTTTAGATTCTGGAGCAGGCAGAATTGGTCGTTTCTTAACAGCCAAAGATGCTGATGGCTACGCTAAAGTTGAAATCAACCTTCCATAATTATAAATAAAAGAAATAGGAGAATATCGAATGTTAACAAGACCAAGTAATGAGTTTATTCAGTTGTTGTCTCGCTCAGGTAGCTCAGATAAATCTGTAGCTCTTGATGCACAAAGAGAAATTGCCAAGGCTTTGGAGCTTCCATTGCGCAAAGGCATTATGTTTGGTGATGTAGTCACGGGTATTTTCGAGAAGATGGTTATTGAGCCGGGTTCACAACCTGAATTCCCTCTTGACCTTCTTGCTCCGGGTACTGAGCGCGATTACACCGCTTATACCAATCCGGGTCACGGTCGTATTCCTGAAAAGCATGTTGAAGGCGATTACGTCATGGTTAACACCTACGGCATCACCAACAGCATTGACTTCCTTCTTCGTTATGCTCGCGAAGCCCGTTGGGACATCGTAGCTCGCGCTATGCAAGTTCTTGAAGCTGGTTTCGTTAAGAAGATTAACGACGATGGCTGGCACACGATTCTTGCCGCTGCTGTTGACCGCAATATCCTCGTCTATGACGGCGATGCCGCTGCTGGTCAGTTCACCAAGAGATTGATTTCTCTATGTAAGACTGTTATGCGTAGAAACGGTGGCGGTAACACAGTTACAGCTACTGGACGTTTAACAGATCTTTACCTCTCACCTGAAGCTTTGGAAGATATCCGTAACTGGGGTATTGATCAATTAGATGAAGTTTCTCGTAGAGAAGTTTATCAGGCTGCTAGTGACGGCGCTCCACTCACAAGAATTTTTGGTGTTAATCTCACCGACTTATTCGAATTGGGTGATGGTCAAGAATATCAAACATTCTTCACATCAGATCTTGCCGGATCTCTTGGGCCAAACTCTGACGTTGAACTTATCGTTGGCTTGGACCTCAATGCTAAGGATAGCTTTGTCATGCCAGTCAAGAGAGAAGTCGAAATCTTCGAAGACGAAGCTTTGCATAGACAACAACGCCAAGGTTATTATGGCTGGGCTGAACTCGGCTTTGGCGTTCTTGATAATCGTCGCGTGCTTGCAGCTAGCTTCTGATAATCAAAAAAATATTTTAAAAATAAGGGTGGACTTTTGTCTGCCCTTTTTTTATTATGTGTATATATGTATGATATTTATATTTTTTGTGGAGGAATATTATGAGCGCACTTAGTACATATCTTGAATCCGGTTTACTGAAGCATATTTTTCTTGGTGTTGCTATGCCAGCAGAATTTGCTACTACTTATGTAGGATTAGTTAAAAATTTTGACTCTGGAAAACTTGAAGGTAGCGATTTTACAGATGAACCATCTATTGGTGATAGCTATGAAAGAGTTGCCGTTGTGTCGTCAACTAGTAGTTGGTCTTCTCCTTATATATCTGGGACTGCTATGGCTATAAATAATGTATCTGGATTTCAATTTAAAGAAGCTAAAGTTGATATAGGATATGTTTCTGGAGTTTTTATAGCAAATGCCTCAACAGGAGGTAAGGTATTATTGTATGGAAGATTAACAAATGGTAGAACTATAAACGAAGGTAATCAGTTTGTATTTTCATCTGGAGCTTTAAAAATAACATTCAATTAATTGTTAAGGATATATAATGCCCATTATTCAAAGGAATCAATTAATACTTAGTAATCTCGTATACACTACGGGCAATTATATAAATCCTAATTGGATTGTTTCTTTATCTCCATATAAAGTTGGAAATACAGTAGCCCAGTGGAATGCGAATCAATTACAGGGGTATAACATATCTACTGGGGTTCCAATTAGCGGAACGACTTTATCATGGAATCAGGCTAGTGGTCAATGGATGTCTTCTGGGATTCCAATACCAGTTGGTGGACTAGAAGGTCAGATTATATCTAAAAAAACAGATACTAATTATGATATTCAGTGGATTGACAATTACACTCCAGATGTTAGAATAATTTGTAAAAATGACTCTGGGGCAAATATACTTCGCGGTGAAGTTGTCATGGCCGTTGATGCCGTAGGCGATAGGATAAGAATTGCAAAAGCTGTGGGCGATGGATCTGTCGATCCAAAATATATGCTTGGCATTGCATATGGCGATATCAATAATGGTAGTGAAGGATATGTTACGCTGCTTGGAGAAATTACACACGTTAACACTATTTCCTATCCCATAGGAACCGTCTTATGGATTAGTGGTACGACTGCTGGTGGTCTGACTTCAACCGAGCCAAGTGCGCCCAAAATTAGAATGGCAATAGCAATTGTAACAAGGTCACATGCTACCACAGGACGCATGTTTATTAGAATGTGGAATCAGCAACCATCTTTGAGTGACCTTTTTGACTCTGCAATATCAAATCCTCAAAGTGGCGATGTTTTAGTTTATAATTCATCTTTGGGAGTTTGGTACAATTCTGCTATTGCTGGTTCTGCTGGAGCAACTGGTGCTACTGGTATTAGTGGTATCTGGGGTGCAACTGGAGCTACTGGTATAAGTGGTATATGGGGTGCTACAGGGGCTACTGGCATTAGTGGTATCTGGGGTGCTACTGGTGCTACCGGAATTAGTGGTATATGGGGTGCTACAGGGGCTACTGGTATAAGTGGTATCTGGGGTGCTACAGGGGCTACTGGTATAAGTGGTATCTGGGGTGCTACAGGGGCTACTGGTATAAGTGGTATATGGGGTGCTACAGGGGCTACTGGTATAAGTGGTATATGGGGTGCTACAGGGGCTA